GTCACGATGTCTGCGACCTGCTGTCCATTGGCATTGGTTCCGAAGATTGATTGCAAATCTGAGTAAGGTTCAGCAATGAAGACTGTAGTGTCTGTTATGGGTGTACCAGCAGGAACAACGGCTCTGAAATAGGCAACGCCTGGAACAGGAGCTAGTATGTAATACACGTCACTGGCAGCCGCAAAAGTTGTGGCTTTTATAAGGCGATGTTTCTTAACCAACGACTGTCCTTCAAAACTGTCTGGCACTCCTTGAATTCTGGAGGCTTGAAAGTCTGGAGGTGCAAAGGCGCACTTGAGAAACGCTAAACCGTCTGCTGACAGCCCTACGGATCTCATGGCCTTCCTCACACCATTGTTCAGTCGTTGTACAGAAGCGCTAGGTCCATTACTAACGCCCATTGGTTGGGGCATAATGTATTTGTAGACTCTTGCTTCATCGTTGTCCTGATTCACGCGCTGGCGAGCTCTACGCCTAGCTGATCGGGATGGAACATTCATGGCAACATTATTAGAGAGTTGTTGCTTAACTCTTTGGGGTTTTGGTTGGGATTTATTCGGCATACTCCACTATTTCTTGAGTCCCCTCCAACTCTAGAAATCCCACACGATCCAACTCGGACATCACCACGTCAAACTCTGGATGAGTCTTGAGCATATCCTGCAAGCCAATCATAAGACATCGAAGTTCGAGTGTGTCTTTTGGAGAGTGATGAACAAGGTTCATCATCATCTTGACATGGTTCACAGGGTACGACCGGCCGTTCATGTAAATTCTACTACAGAAATCGAAAGAATCGACAACTTTGTTATAGTCTTTACACTTCAGACCTAGCGCCAAATATGTTTCTTTAGCACCCTCAACGTACTCTTCGACTGAGTCATCTCCAGCAGCTATGGTTTTCCTACTACCGACTAAAGTCGCTAAGTGTACTCGCATAAAACTGTTTGAACGTGATGTCTTAAACTTTCCCGAATTGACGATACCTTTGAAACGCGGTTGAACCATGGTCCCATCCGAAAACATGTAAATGCTCTCCGACTCTATAAGAGCGGTTCTTCTGAGCAATGTTTCCCAAACGGGGCTAGAGTTTTCACAAAGTTTAATCGTGAACTCGGCGTCGTTAAGTATCATCCACTGTTTGACTGACCAGTCCCATCCACTGATGTCTGCACAGGCCATGGTATAACCACAACCCATAACGTCATCGTAGACTAACTGATTGTCTTCTGGGGAAAATCCTATTCCGGGTTTAGATGGTATATCCATCCAATTAGCTATCTCGAGTTTACAGAGATCTCGTATCAAAAGCATCTCAATTATCTTATCGATAAGAGACACAGACATGATCAATCTGACTCGACCTTCAGCTAACTTTGCTTTCTTATGGGGTTCATCCTTGACAAAGACTCGAATTGGATCACACAGACCTTCGTCAATGCGTTGCATCCGATCGAATTTGTGGGGATCATGAGATAGTAGGAGTTCTATTCGATCTAAAACAGTCTCAACTACTCTCACTCCCATAATTTCAAGCACTTTGCCATTAGTGGAGCCCAACATACAAACCGGGACACCCGGAGAGGACTCAAGTTTGATGAAATTAATCACCTTCTCTACTTCTACTCTCCAAATATCTCGATCATAATGCTGGAAGAAACCAGGTAAAACATGCGTCAAATACTGCGTCTTTAGGTAGTCATTAGCAGCATTCTTCTCCTCTGCAGTGGGTTCATAAAACTCTTCAATGTGTTTGTCACATTGCAATCTGAAGCTGATCTTTTCTGCTTCAGCTCCTCTCGGGGGCCAACTGAACGAATCGTAATCTAATCGGCCGTCTTGTTTAAG